AAAACCGGCAACCTGCTCCGAAGCGGTCAGGCGGCCCCCGGCGGCGGGGCTGTGCTGTGGACCGCGCCCTATGCCGCCGCTGTGTACTACCGGAAAAAAGAAAAAGGCGTCAATCCCGAAGCCCGGCGGCTCTGGTTCGAGGCCGCTAAGGCCCGGTGCGGCCAGGATTGGGTGCGGGGCGTGCGGAAACGGGCGGGAGGCGAGTGATGGAGCGGGAGCGGAGTACAGTGCCCGGAACGGAACAGGCCCAGGTGGCCCGCGCGGTGCTGGCGTGGCTCAATGCCGGCGGCCCCCTGCCCCGGCGGGTGGAGAAGATCGAGGCGGAATATCTGGCCAATGGGAGCAGTATGGGACTCTTTGCCGCCGCGGCCCCCTTTAAAACACGGGAGTTCATCAGCGGCGCCTATGAGGCGCAGTTCCAGTTTTCTTTGCAGTACCGGACCGCCCCGGCCTGCTCCGAGGAGAGGCTGGAGGCGATGGAGGCCCTGCATGCCCTGGCGGAGTGGGCGGAAAGCGGTACGCTGCCGGAGCTGGGCGGCGGGATGGACGCTGTGTGCGTGGAGCGGGCCTCCCCCGCCGTGATGGCCGCCAGATATGAGGACGGCGGCGAGGATTACCAGATCTTTATGGTTCTGGCCTATCAGGTCAGAGCGTAGAGAACAAGAATTTTTTGTGAAAGGACTTTATAATCATGTCTGAAAAAAGAAGTGCGTTTTTACTGTTCGTCAACACGACCCCCGGCGCGGAGGCCGGTTCCTATGCCCTGGTGGGCGACGGCGTGACGGAGCTGTCCATCTCCTACAACGCCCAGACCAGTACGGAGCAGTTTATCCACCAGGACACCGCCAACACCGAGCTGACCGGCTATCAGCCCAGCGCCCCCGTGACCGCCCAGGTGGTCAAGGGCGACACGGCCTTCGAGTTTATCAACGGCCTGCGGAAAAAGCTGCCCATCGGCAGCGGCGCCCATACGGATATCGTGATGACCGATATCTTCGAGGGGGCCACCGGCGGCGCGTATCCCGCCACCCGGCAGCCTGTGTCCATCCAGATCGACAACTACGGCGGCGCGGCCTCCGATCCCCTGGCCATCGGGTACACCATCAACTGGCGGGGGGAGGGGACCGAGGGGACCTTTGACCCCGATACCAGGACCTTCAGCGAAGGAAAGGGGGTGTAACAATGGCGGGAATCCGTGTCAGTACCTCCGTTAAAAAAATCGAGGTCAACGACCAGGGGGAGTTTATTACCCTCAATTTCAGCGACAACAGTTTCCCGGACCGGTTTTTTGCCATGCTGGACAGCATCCAGCAGCGGGCCGAGGACGTGCAGGTCTGGGAGAACGAGATGCAGGAGAGGGGCGGTGCGGAACCGCGGGCCGCAGCCGCGCTGTACCGGCAGTTCCATGAGGACATCATGGGGGAGGTGGACAACCTGTTCGGGCCGGATACGTGCCGGAAGGTGTTCGGCGAGATCGTGCCCGGCATCGAGCTCTTTGACGAGTTCTTTACCCAGCTGCTCCCCTTCTTCGAGGCGTATGGCCGGGAGCGGGCGGAGAAGCTCAGCAGGTACAGCGCCGGAAGGACCGCCAATGTTTAACCCGCTGCTGGACCGGCTGCCGGAGGACTACAACGGGTGGCTCATCCGGACCGATTTCCGAATCGGCGTGCAGCTCCAGCTCTGCGTCGCCGACCCGGAGCTGGACGACTGCGACAAGACCGGGATCGCTTTGGGCCTCCTCTATGGAAACGGCATGCCCGATTTCCAGACGGCCCTGGACGGGCTGCGCTGGTTCCTCTCCTGCGGGAATCCGCAGGAGGGGGAAACCGGCGGGGAACAGGCCGTGTTCTCCTTTGAGCAGGACGCCGGGAGAATCGTATCCGCTTTTAAAAAGGTATTTGGCCGGGACCTCAGCCGGGAGAGGATGCACTGGTTCGAGTTCGTGCCCATGCTGGGGGACCTGGCGGGGACCGCTTTTACCAGCGTGATCGATATCCGCACCACCAGCGCGGCGGAAATCGCGGAGAAGAAACGGGCCGAGTTCCGAAGGATGCAGCAGCGGTTTGCCCTGGCGGAGCCGTATACCAGAGAGGAGCAGGCGGAGATACAGGCCGTGCTGGAGCGCGTGAAAAAAGCCTGATTCGTTCGGGCGGAAAGGAGGTGATACCGCTTGGCTCTTGGCTATGACGGCGTGATCAGGATTGACACGCAGATCAACAGCGGCGGGTTTACCAAGGGGCTCAGGGAGATGTCCGACAGCCTGGAAAAAGAGGTCCACAGGTCCGAAAAGCTGCTGGAGGAATTGCAGAAAAAACGGGGGGAGGCCCTCAGCGCCGCACAGGTGAAAAGCTCTGCCATCGACGAGGAGACCGCCAAGGCCCAGGCCCTGAAAAAAGAGCTGCTGGAGCTGCGGGCAATTGCCGACAACCGGCAGGCGCCTGAGGCCGTGCGGCGCGAGGCGGAGGCCAGGATCCCCCTGGCCCAGCTGGAGCTGGAGCAGCAGAAGGAGACGGTTGACGGGCTGCGGAAAAAGTACGAGCAGATCAGCGCCAGCGTGGAGAAATACGACAGGGAGATCGCCAGCCTGCAGGGGGACCTGGAGATCCAGAGGACCGAGGCCCAACAGGCCGCTGAGGCCCTGGCGGAGGCGAAGGACGAGCTGACAGGACTCAGCCGCTCCGCCGAGGTGGGCGATGAGAAGATTGTCCAGCTCAGCCACGCGCTGGCGGAGCTGAAGGAGCGGCAGAAGACGCTGGAAAGCGCCGGAATGGGGCTGGGATTTCAGGAATATGACGAGAATGTCAGCCGGATTGCCGGAATCACCGCACAGCTGAAGGCGTACCAGAAGGCGCTGCAGAAGAGCGGCGAGGACGCCGGAACGGGCGGGAAGCTGCTGGAATCCCTGGAGAAGATCGGCAAGTCCTTCGACGGAGGCGGGCTGGATGGACTGGCCGGAGACTGGCAGAAGCAGCTGGAAAATTTGCGGGACGGTTTGCAGGACGCCGCCCAGGCGGTGGGAGATGCCTGGGAAAATATGCTGGGCAAGGTCAAAAAAAGCGCCGAGGCGGCAGGAAAACTGGTGGCCGCGGCAGTCAAGGGCGGGGCCGCGCTGGCCGGAAAGGCCCTCAGCGCCGCCGGGCGCGCGCTGCCGATGGTCCGGGAGATGAACGGAGCGGCCAGGGCCACCGAGGCCCTGCGCGGGAAGCTGGAACAGCTGGGCAGCACCCTGAAGCGGGCGCTGGTGTTCTCCGTCGTCTATCGGGGGGTCTCCATGCTGCGGCAGGAGATGAGCGCGTACCTGATGGTCAACCAGCAGTTTGTTAACGCGCTGGCCCAGATCCGGGGCGTGCTGCTGACCGCGTTCCAGCCGGTGTATGAGGCCGTGGTGCCGGCGCTGGCCGCGCTGATGAATATGCTGTCGGGCGTCATTGCCGCTGTGTCCCAGTTTACCGCGTCCCTCTTCGGGACCACCGCGAAAAAGGCGCAGAAAAACGCGGCGGCACTGTATCAGCAGGCCCACGCCGTAAAATCTGTGGGCGGCGCGGCCAAGGAGGCCGCCAAAGAGGCGGAGACCGCTGTGGCCGCTTTCGACGAGTTCAATATCCTCAGCTTTCCGGAGCAGAGCGGCGGCGGGGGCGGCGGAGGCGTTGGCGACATCGCGATGCCGGACTTTGACTACGACTATGGGGAGCCGGAGTTCGATTCCTGGGGCGAGGCGTTCAGCGCGTTTTTGGACAAGCTGCTGGCGGGGATCCCCAAGCTGGAGGACGCCTTTCGCAAATTCGCGGACTGGCTCAACGGCCTCTCTAAAAAGCTGTACGATATGTTTACCTTCCCAGGCGTGCTGGAGAAGGTGGAGCGGCTGGGACGCGACCTGGCCGGCGCTTTCAACAAGCTGGTGAACTGGATCGACTCGTATCAGCTGGGGAAGGCGCTGGGGGCCGGGCTGAATCTGGCGCTGCAGTTTTTGACCGAGTTCATCTATAACTTCGACTGGATGAATCTGGGGCGGAAGCTGGCGGAATTCGTCAATGGGCTGGCGTCCGAAATCGATTGGTACGACTTCGGACGGCTGCTGTGGGCAGGGTTCAAAATCTCGCTGGAGATGCTGGCCGGGTTTTTGATGGGGCTGGATATGCCGCTGCTGGCGGAGGCCGCAGGGAACATTGTGAAGGGATTTTTCGACGAGATGAAAAATACCGTCGAGAGGATCCAATGGAAGGAGATCGGCGGCCAGATCGCCGCGTTCCTGAACAATATCGACTGGTACGGTGTGATCACCAGCGCGCTGGCCGCCATCGCCGCCGCTTTGACGGCGCTGAAAAATCTGGTGGACGGGTTTGTGGACGGCCTGCAGTGGGGCGATATCGCCAGAAAAATCTATACGGCGGTAAATGATTCCTTCGGGCAGGTGGACTGGACGGGAATGGGACAGACCCTGGGAAACGCCTTTATCCAGGCGGTGTCCTTCCTGCGGGACCTGATCGCCGGGATCGATTGGTACCAGATCGGCGCGGATGTGGGCAGGTTCCTGGTCGGGATCGACTGGGTTGGCGCGCTGGGGGCGCTGGCGGAGACCATCGCTGCCGCCATCGGCGCGGCCATCCGGGCGGTACGGGGATTTTTGGACGCCGTTACCCCCCATATCCAGGAAATCGCCCAGGGAATTGCTGAGAAAATCAATGGGTTCTTCCGGAGCGTGGATTGGGCGGAGGCCGGCCGCGTCATCAGCGACGGACTGGAGGCCGCGCTGGACTTCGCGCTGGAATTTATGCGCAGCGTGGACTGGAATGAGATCGGCAGGAGCATTGTCACACTGCTGGAACATATCGACTGGGGCAGCCTGCTGTCAAAGTGGGGCGAGCTGATGGGCGAGACCATGACCGCCAAGCTGAAGCTGATCAGCTGGGAAGATGTGGCGGAGGTGGGCGCCCATGCCGTGGAGGGACTGCTGAAGGGGATGCTGGATAAAATCGCGTCCATCGGTACCTGGCTGAAGGAGCATCTTGTGGACCCCATCGTCAACGGTGTGAAGGAGCTGTTGGGTATCCACTCCCCGTCTACCGTCTTCGCGGAGATCGGGGAAAACCTGATTGCCGGCCTGCTCCAGGGAATCAGCGAGAGCTGGAGCGGTATTGCGGAATTTTTTACCGGCGCGTGGGAGGCCATCCGAGAGAAAACCGCTGAGGTCTGGAACAGCATCCAGGAAACGCTCCGCGCCATCTGGGACGGCATCAGGGAAAAGGCCGGCGCGGTCTTTACGGAAGTGAAGGAGAAGATCGGCGCGGCCTGGGATGCTCTGAAGGAAAAAACGTCCTCCATCTGGAACAGCATCAAGACATCCCTTGAAACCACCTGGAACAACTTGAAAACCACCGTCACCACCGTCTTTACAGAAATCAAGAACAAGGTGGTGGAGGTCTGGACAACCATCAAGAACGAGGCTGTTTCCAAGTGGAACGAAATCAAGAGCGCCATCTCCGAAAAGATCGAAAATATCAAGACGGCGGTCAGCGAGGGCTTTGCCAAAGTCAAGGACACCATCACCAGCAAAATCACGGAGGCCATTGACGCGCTGAAAAACAAGGACTGGGCCGCTGTGGGCAGGAGTATCGTGGACGGCATTTTCAACGGCCTGCACGGCATCTTCGACAAGCTGACCGGGTGGGCCAGGGATGTGTGGAACTCCATCTCCAGCGCCTTCGACGGCGGCGGGAAGTCCTCCGGCGGCGGCGGACGGCGTACCGGCAGCCGTGCGGCCAGCTACAGCGCCTACCGTATGACGCCGGAGTTACCGGCGGGGTATTCGGCGGCTGTGCTGCCGAAGCTGGCCAACGGCGCGGTGATTCCGCCAAACCGGCAGTTTGCCGCGATCCTGGGCGACCAGAGAAGCGGGGTGAACATCGAAACGCCGCTGAAGACTATCGAGACAGCTCTGCAGAACGTCATGGAGCGGTACGCCGGAAGCGGCGATATCAACATTACGGTCGAGAGCGTTCTGGACGGAAAGGTGATTGCCCGAAATACCGTGACGCATATCAACGACATGACACGCTCCGCCGGAAAGCCGGTGCTGCTGTTCTGAGGTGAGAGATGAAAAATGTATTGACAGTCGGCGGCGTGGACGTTACGCCGTACATCAAGGCCAGGGGGTACACCTGGACCAAAAACGCCCTGCACAGCGATAAGACGGGCCGGACCAAGGACGGGAAGGCGCGGGTGGACAAGATCACCGACAAGCTGACGCTGCAGTATGAGCTGGGAGAGACGCCGGTGGATGTGCTGGCCGCTATCGAAGCCGTGCTGATGCAGCAGACCTTCCAGGCCACGGGATACGGCGTGGGCGGGACATTCAGCAAGGAGTTCTACTGCTCCACCTTTGCCCCGAAAGCGTACGTCATTACAGACGGCCACGAGGTCTGGGAGGGCGTGTCCTTTACCATTATCGAGGTGTGATATGGCGCAGGAAACAAGCAGCCTCTGGAAAGCCTTGCTGCGGACCAAAGGCACGAAAAAAGAGTACCAATTCGACATCAACGGCACAGTCTACGGCCCGGAGCGCGAGGTGGAGCACTCCGTGGACGCGGGGCTGTATGAGGAGTTCGGCATCGGCAACGCCGCCACCGCCAAGCTGACGCTGAAGCTGTACGCGGACAGCGTCCCCCGAGCCGCCACTATCAGGCGGTACGTCCGGCTGAAAAACGGCTCCCAGGTGACGGAGTGGCTGCCCAAAGGCGTATTCTTCACCAACCGGCGCAGTGAGGAGGACGGGCAGTGGACGGTGGAGGCCTTTGACGCCATGCGGAAGGCGGAGCGGGTATGGACGCCGGACCAGTCCCTCACCTTCCCCATGACTGCGCCCAATGCCGTGGCGGAGATCGCCCGGATCATGCAGGTGCAGGTGGACCCGCGCACCCAGCTGGACCCGTCGTATACCATCGACTATCCGGCCAACGACTACACGCTGCGGGATGAGCTGCGGTTCATCGCCGCGGCCCATGCCGGGAACTGGGTGGTGACCGGCGAGGGGAAATTGCTGCTGGTGCCGCTGCTGAGCGCGCCGCCGGAAACGTTCTATCTGGTGACGGAGTACGGCGAGCCCATTACATTCGGAGGGGTGAGGATCCTTGTCAGATAAATTCTATGTGGGCCTGGATTTGACCGGCTTCGAGAACAACGGCGTCCAGCGGCCCGTCTCTCGGGTGACGCTGCGGGTGGACGAGGAGCGGGTGCTCACCGCCGGGGATGACTCCGGCTTCGAACTGGCGGCGGACTGTCCCCACGCCACCCAGGCGATGGTCAACAGCATCCTGGCCAGAGTCAGGGGCTTCCAATACCAGATGTATGAGGCGTCCGACATCAACATCGACCCGGCGGCAGAGCTGGGGGACGGCATCACCGCCGGTGGCGTGTACGCCGTCATCGCCCGCGTGGATGACGACGGCAGCGGGTTCCCCAGCGCGTCCGCACCAGGGGAGGCGGAACTGGAGGACGAGTATCCGTCCGGCGGGCCAATGACAAAGGAGTTTAACAGGAAAATAGCTGAGACGCGCTCCACCATCACCAAGACAGCAGAAGAAATCCGGCTGGAGGTGGAAAAGGTCAACGGGGACCTGGTGGAGATGTCCTCCTCTTTCAGTGTTCAACTGCAGAGTATCACCAGCCGGGTACAGGGCGCGGAGGGGAATATCTCTACCCTGACGCAGACTGCGAACAGTCTGCAGTCCCAGATCACAACGGCCAACGGCAATATTTCTTCCATCACGCAGACGGTCAGCAGCATATCCTCCAGCGTGAAGAATCTGGAGGGAGAGGTGTCCAATATCCAGCAAAGCGCCAATAAGATTTCTCTGTCCGTTACCGGCGGATTGGGCAGTACGGCATCCATCATTCTGGATGTCAATGGGAACAAGCAGACGGAGGACCTGGATCTGAGCAACGTCCGGCAGTCCTTCGCCAATGACAACAGCGCTGTTACCATCAGCGGCGGGAAGGTGACGTTTAATTCGGGGACTTTCGTTGTCAACAGCTCCAATCTGAAGGTCACGGAAAACGGAACAATTGCCGCAACCAATGGGAATTTTTCCGGTACGATTACCGGCTCCACTATCCGGGGCAGTTCTTTGTATTCGGAAACGTCTGCAACCAGTATGTCGATTACCGGCGGGCGGATGCAGTTAATGTACGGCAACACCCTTGTGGGATATATTGGAACCAACTATTGGAAAAAAGATGCCTCCAAAAAAGGACTTGTTTTTGATATGGAACAAGATGGCGGTTTTATGACCTGGGCAAGAAGAGGAGACAGTTCGAGTAATTATACCGTTAAACTGTTTTACGCAGCAAAAGAATTGTCATCTAATTTGGAAAGTCCATCCGGTTATTCGGGCTATGTTGCCGACAGATTATATTTTGGCTGTCAAAGCCATGCGCTATATCCGATGCACTTTGGACCAGCAGATGACACAAAGTTTCCCTATGGGAGCATTTATTACAGCAATACTGCGTTTATTATCGAAGCCAACAGCCAAAAGAAAATAATCCTTGGAAGCGCAGGAACTACTTGCATTGATTTGTTCCAAAACCAATGGAAACTGGTGCAGTGCTATAACGACATAGACATGAGCAAAAACTCTATCCTGAACACCTCTGATGAGCGGCTGAAAACCAACATAGAGCCATCTGGTGCCGATGCGCTGAGCATCATCAATTCAATCAGAACCTATAGCTTTGATTGGGTTGAGAACGGAGAACATGAAGAAATGGGCTTTATCGCCCAGCAGCTGGAAGCAGAGGCCAGAGCGGATTTTGTTTCCATCAACGAGCACGACGGCCACTACAGCACCAGAGAGATGAAAATGATCCCGTATCTCGTGAAAGCAGTACAGCAGCTGTCAGAAGCAGTCAAAGAATTGCGCGGTGAAACTGCGGTGCGACGTTCCGCAAAAAAAGAGCAGTGGGTTCCCGGCTCATACACTTTGGAAGAAAAAAGCGCCTATGCAGAGGCCCTGCGTCCAAATCCGCCGGTAGACGCTTCCAGAGAGCAGCCACCTATCATTATACCTGGGTAAAGAAAAGGAGATTGTTATGACGGAACTTCAAAAGGAAATCGACCTGACCTTCGCCTGCCTGTCGGCGATCCCTGTCAGCGGGGACGGCGTGGAGATTATGGCGGCGGCGCGGGAGCATCTGCGCAGGGCATTCCGGCTGGCGCAGCCGGAGAAGGAGGAGGACAATGGCGGATAAGAATATCGGCGCGCTGGCCGCAGCGGCGGACCTCTATGATGACTCGCTTCTGGTGGCCGAACAGCAGGGCGCGGCGGTGAAGGTGACCGGGCGTCAGTTCAAGAGCTTTGCACAGGCGGCGGTGCGGCAGTATGTGGACGACGCGCAGAACGCCGCAAATGACGCCCTGGCCGCTGTGGGGCAGGTGGGCACTGCCGTTGAGGACACCCAGGCCAATGCCGCCGCCGCTGCCGCATCCGCCCAGAAGGCGCAGCAGTACAGCGGGAAGCCGCCGGTCATCCAGAGCGGCACGTGGTGGACCTGGGATGCGGACAGCCAGAGCTATCGGGACACCGGCGAGGCCGCCAGAGGGAGCACCGGCCCGGCGGGTCCAAAGGGCGATACCGGCGATACAGGCCCCCAGGGCGTGCCGGGCGAGCGGGGCGAAAAGGGTGAGTCAGGCACATCATTTATCGTGAAAGGCCGCTTTGACACGCTGGAGGAGCTGAATGCCGCCCATCCCGCCGGTGCAGCCGGGGATGCGTACGCGGTGGGCACGGCGGAGGACAACACGATCTATCTGTGGGCTGTGGACATGGCGGAGTGGCAGGACGTGGGGCCGCTGCAGGGCCCGCCGGGACTCCAGGGGGAGCCGGGTCCGGCTGGCGCTCCTGGGCAGACCGGTCCGGTTGGTCCGGAAGGCCCCGCCGGTCCTGCCGGGCCCAAAGGCGACCAGGGTGATACCGGTCCGATTGGCCCCGCAGGACCCGCCGGTCCCCCTGGCGCGGACGGTACTTCTGGGGCAGTTGGCCCAACAGGCCCGCAGGGTCCCGCCGGTCCCGGCGTGCCAACAGGCGGCAGCGCCGGGCAGGTGCTGGCCAAGAAGACCGCCGCTGATTACGACACCCGCTGGATCGACCCGCCGGAGGGTGGCGGCGGCGGGTACAGCGGCGGCGGATTTGTGGAGATGGTCACGTCCATTCCGGCTGCAAGCCGCATAAGCAATACACTGTACGGGCTGATTCTGGGAACATTTACGTGAGGAGGTTTTCAACATGGCATTCCCTGCACCCACTTTTATTACGGTTGGTAATGTTGTGCGCGGCGGAGATGTATCGATAACATGGGGCGCGGTTGCCAAGGCTGTTGCTTATGTTTTGCAGAGCTCCATTAATGGCGGCCCGTTTGGCGAGGAGAGCGAGGATGGGATGAATAATACTTTTCATACCAATAAAACAGAACTGACACAGACCGTCGGCGAAGATTGGAACACGGTGCAATACCGCGTTCGGGCTTGGGGGTACAATGCGGATGGCAGTGCATTTTTGGATTCCGATTGGACCGCATCGGAGGTCAAGACAGTGCAGACGGACACGCCGTCCACGCCCGTCACAGGCGGACGTTTGGAGCAGTTCCAGAACAGCGATGGAACCAATATCTACCCCAAAACAGTGGTTGAGGGCGTGATCCGGCAGAGAGACGGGAGGAGCCTGGAGCAAGTGCTGGCGGATGTGGTGCCTACATCGCGGAAGGTCAACGGGCAGGCCCTGAGCAGCGACATCACGCTCATTACCTGCGGGACAGCTGATCTGACCGCCGGGTCTTCGCCGCTGGCTGCGGGGACGCTGTACGGCGTGTACGAGGTGTAGGCATGGCGGTGAAGTTGTACGTGGGCGATGCCGGAGGGATTGCCCGGCAGGTGAAAAAGCTGTACGTCGGAGATGCGAGCGGCGTCGCCAGAGAAGTCAAGACATTGTATGCGGGGGACGGGGGCGGTGCGGCCAGGAAGGTGTTTGATGCGTCCGGGTCCGCACCAGCCGGGCGGCTGCCCGCCGGTTATACGGAAGTGGAATATGTGCAGAACGGTACCAGCGGCACGACAAGCCGTATGCCGTATATCCAGATGCCAGCCAAATCAACTGCAACCAAGTTTTCGTTAAAATTCTCCAGCGGTCAGACTTCCTCGACATCCAGCACAACTGTGTACGCCGTTTATGGGTACGGCCAAAAATCCGGAACATCAATCTATCGAGAAGGAATTTGTGTGTGCAGCGGTAAAGTGCGTTTCCGGCATCAAACATCATTTACTAATTTGGCCGATTATGTCGCAGGAAGCAATTATGAGATTGAGCTTGACAGCACAGCTAAGACAATCACAACAAACGGAACGACAATATCAAAGACAGTTGGCACATATTGGCGCAGCTCAATGAACAGGCTGTTTGGAGAACAACAAAATAATCTGAATGATGAGAGCCAGGCAAAGCAGACAAAGGTCTACTCCCTGAAAATGTGGGACACCAACGGCAATCTGGTTTTGGATTTTGTTCCCTGCATCGACCCGTCCGGCGCGATTGGAATGTATGACGCGGTTGGTGAAAAATTCTACGGAAACAGCAACACGTCCACAAGTTCCTACAATATATTCATTGCCGGGCCAGCGGTATCCTAAGACACATGATAACAGGAGGTGAACGACATGCCGGACAAATGCACGGAGCCCTGCGCGGACCTGACGCGGCTGGAGAAGGAGCTGGATAAGTTCCAGGGCCAGAACAGCGACACCCACAGGGAGATTTTCAAGCGGCTCAATGAGCTGGAACGGGCGGAGGCGGCCCAGGAGCAGCATTTTTCCACCGTCAATGAGAAGCTGGACAAGCTCATCGAGTGGCAGGAGGCCCAGCGGGACAAGCCTGCCAGACGGTGGGAGAGTATTGTGGAAAAAGCGGTCTGGGCCGTATGCGCCGCGGTCATCGCGTTTCTGCTGGGGAGGGTTGGATTGTGAGCTTTGTTTTGTATGCAGACAAAGACAATGGAGCAGGGAGGATGAGACATGAATAAAATTGATTGGAAGCGTAAGCTGAGCAGCCGCAAGCTGTGGGCTGCTGCGGCCGGGATCGTCACCGGTCTGGCGATGGTCTTCGGCCTGGACGAGAACACCATCAGCTCTGTGGCGGGCGCTGTGGTCAGCGTGGCGTCCGTGGTGGCGTATGTGCTGGCCGAGGGCAGTGTGGATGCCGCGAGAGCGGGAAGGAGAGAGCTGCATGAATAA